TCTTGCAGTGATTTAATAATGTTTACCAAATCTTCTTTAGATTTTTTTTCTTTTTCTGCCGCATCAATCATTGCACTTACTCGTTTAATTTGTGCAATATCATCTGGTTGTGCGCCAGCAAGTTCTGCTTGAAAAACTAAAAACTCTTGTTGTGTTTTTGTTAGCCGATTATATTCTTCGTTTTGTTGTTTTAGTATGTCTAAAACTTTTTTCTCTTTTTCTTTTGCTGCTGTAGCTTCTTCAATAGCAGCAGTCAATGTTGTGATAATACCGATCTGATTTTTATTTGCGCCCAACTCTTTTGCTTGCTGTGCTGCAATTTCTTCTTTAGTAGAAAATAATTTTATATATTCAGTACGAAGACTTTTGATTGTTTCAGAAAGTTTCTTTGCATTATTCTCAGCAGTATTATCTTTTGAAGATATTGGTATTGAGGATTTTGGCGCAGTAGTTGTGGTGTTATTTTGAGCTTGTGCTTGTTTTTGTAGTGCTAATAAAGAATTTAATTTTGCAGTTAAATCTTTTATTCTTTCTTGACGCAGACCTAAAGCATCTTGAAAAAAATCAATACCTCTCATTTCAAAAAAAGATTTTGTATTATTTTGAAGCGCATCTAATTCTTCTCTTACATCAGAAACTGCTTTATCTAAATCTTTTCCCCCTGTAATACTATTTTGAAAGCCAGAAGCTAATGTATTAAAAAAACTTTCTCCTGCTTTTTGTGATTCTATAACCGCTGATAAAAAATTATTGATTGCAGGAATAAGTTCGCTTGCAAAACCTTTTGCTGCTGATTTTGTAAGTACAATTAGCTTATCTAAATTGTCGTTAAATATTGCAGCTTGTGCCGCAGCTTGTGGCATTACAACCCCACCAAGTTTTTCTAACTCCAATCCCATATCTTGAAGACCTTTGCGGCCTCCATTCAACATCGGAATTAAACCTGCGCCAGCTTTCCCAAATATATCAGTTGCTACATTTACTTTACCTTGACCATCTTCGTATTTAGCAAAAGCATCTGCTATGTCATATATCAATGCTTCTGTAGATTTTAAATTGCCAGCAGAATCTTTTACAGATACGCCTATAGATTTAAATGCGTCACTTGCTGATCCGCTTGAAGTTGCAGCATCAATACTCGCTTTACTTAATTTAACAAGTGCTGTCTGTAAAGCATCAGTATCAACCCCTGAGAATTGTGCAGCATAAGCTAACTTTGATAATTCATCAGTTGCAATGCCTACCTTCTGTGACATTTCATCAAGCGCATCCATTGCATCTATCTGTGCCTTGGTAAAACTTACTAGAGCATCAGCAGATAGATAAGCAGCAAACCCACCAGCAAACGTCTTCGCACTGCCTAACATCTTGTCAAAAGTTTTTGATGTAGTAGCAGCAGCACGTTCCATCGCTACTCTAAATTGAGCAGTCTCCGCAGTAAGTGAAACGACCAAATCAGCTAGTGCCATTATTCTTCCTTACAATACGGTTTGCGAATTGCGCCTTCAGCATATCGGATGCTTTTGGCTTAGGTGGTTCCTGTGCTTTGAAATAGGCTATCCATTCAGTCAATTCTGCACTGTCCATCCTTCGTAACATTTCACCGACCGGAATCCCTAGTTTTAAAGCTAGGTCAAAATAAAATCTTCGTTCCGGTCGGAGTGCTAGTTTTTTTGTAGATCATCCAAATCTGTTTCAGTTAGCCTGTTCAGTCTTTGGGCAACCTTTACACATCGCTCAAGTGCAGCAACAGATTTCTCACCCAAAGCAATTACATCGCCTTCAGTAAACAATCTGTTACCTTCTTCATCTACTGCACAAGCTACAACCAATCTTGCTCTGATATTACTCAGAACATTATCTTTAGATTGGACAAGATGCTGCTCCCAAGCATCACGCGCATAACCTGTCATTGCGCTGATGATTACTTCCCCTCCCCATTCTGGAACACTAACAATCTCTTTTTTAAGATCGTCAGCTTTCAGAATGGCATCTTTGTTTAGAATCGCCATTGATTAAGTCTCAGTAATTGCGCCAGTGATTTCAAGAGTCACGTTTGCTTCAATGACCCCATCGACTGCACCAGATACAACAAAACTTGTGATGTAGGCATTGAACCCCCAAGTAAGTGGAGTCGCATCTGTGAATGTAAGATTAAAAGGAGTCAAAACACGACCAGCGCGATTGGTACGCAACAGAGCGTGCTGAGTGTCATCAGGCAAATAATTCATAGTAAAGCTCAACTGGCCTTCATCATGCAAGCCCATGCGTTTTTCTTTTGCAGGGGATGATAGATCAGTTACATCAATCACCGCAGCAGAGCCACCCGGACCAGTAAAAGATTTTATTTCCTTAATTGCAGTATATGTAATACTCGGTGCAGTACCAGTACCAATCTTGAGAAGTGTACCTTGTGCTTGAATTGCGTTACCAGACATTTTATTGCCCCTTTCTATTTACGCCAGACATAAAAATCCTGTGTAACTCTGTAGATTGTTACATCAGGCTCAAAAAAATCTTGATCGGTTTGTAGCAATCCTTTGAATGTTGCTGCTTCCATTGCTGTTCTAACCGATGCTGCAAGTGCTTTTGCACCTGCGTATGTTTCAGCATAGCTGTCTATCTGAAACCTAACTTGATCTATTGTCGCGCCACCATTCAATGTATTCTCAGGTGTGCTTGAAATTCTAGTAAAGACGATTGAAGGATAAGTAGGATTCTCAGGCATGAGTAATGGATAGCATCTGTTAGATACTAAACTTTTCAGCGCATCAAATACTTGTTCTTCAATCATCTATTAAATTGCCTCTCAAGTTTTTTTATACTTTTCTGCAAAGATAATTTAATTGCATTAATTGCTTCTGTTTTCTTCGCTTCAAATGCAGGTCTTATAAATGGTTGAGCTGCAAAATTTTTTGTACCGAATTCTATAAATTTCCAATAAAAAGCTTCACCATCTTTTTGATAAGTCTGACCTGTTCTACCTAATCTTCTATTCTTTGCATTATTTTTATATCTTGTTTTTCTTCCCATCCTAACGCCTACTACATAAGTTGCTTTACCTGAATCTGATTTATCTTTTGAATAAGCGCGATATACATTATTTTTTAATTTTCCTGTACGAACAGGCGCTCTTGCCAATACTTCTTTTCTAATTACATTTGATGAAGTTGCTACTGCTGCACGCAAAAATTTTTTTTGTAGCTCTAATGGAAGTTTTTTTAAAGCATTATCTAATTGCTTTAATCCTTCAATCTTCATCTCAAACATTATTCAGGCCTCTTGACCGTTATCTGCAATCCATCCCTACGTTTCAATTCGGCAATGTATTGAATATCATAAGCCACATTCTCATAAAGTATTCTAAATTTTTCGTTGATTCCTGCAAGCCATCTAATGTTTATTTTTAAAGTTGCCTCTGCCAAAATTTGTCCTGCTGTTGATCTTTCACTACCATTAACAGGAATTACCTCTGCCCATACTTCAGCAAAATTGGTAAATGACACAACAATTTCACCAAACGAATTTTGAGTTTCGACTGGTTGCTGTATCGTAATTCTTCGGTCAAGTTTGCCAGCAAGCATTTTTATAGCCCAATGTTAATTCTATGTTGCGCCAATAGGTGCATAGTTCCCAATGGAATCTCATTCACAATGTTGCCGATATTGATTGCCTCACGGTTAGCATAAAGATGACCAATGAAAAGCAGCATTGCCTGATTGATGCTTTTAGGAATCGGATTGCTATTGGGGCTTACATTGTCGGTATAGCCAGCATTGAAAGTTACAGTAACAGCATTCGGCTGCAATCTTGTATCAGGCCACTTTTCGTTATAGTTTAAATTTACAACTGATGGCTTTTCTACATTGTCCAGTGTGTACTTTGTAGATGAGAAAGTTTGAGTTGCACCATTGGTATCAACGTATGTGATTGATGTAATGGAATTAACTTTTGAAATTTGCAGATCAATTTCTTCAGTTGGAAAAGCATCAAGCGTCAGAGTGTAGGTTTGATTGGCAATAGCCAGACCAGTATATTTCTCTGCGGATTCCCTTACAGAACTGATCAAAGCGGTCACCAGAGCGTCATCAGGATGGGATGGTGGTGAGCCTGCGGTATCCAGTTTTAAATGCAGCCTCGCTTGAATTAGCGTGATTGGCTCTGCTGTAATAATATTTGATGGGCTAAGACCGGACATCATTTACCTCGTAACAGTTATTTGATTGCACTTAAATACATAAACACAGTCATCTCTTTTTGATGCAAGCTATCAATAACAAACTTCTGCTTAATTTTATCTTGCCACCACAGAATCGGTTTTTGTATTAGATGAGCGTTTCTTCCATCTGCCAGAATCTTTGCGGCCTTGCCTGTGTGTATTGTAAAAAATGCCTTGTGCTTTGTAACTCTTTTTAGATCATCTAAAACATTATCCAGTAGCTCAGGCTCAATATGCTCAAGCACATCTATGCAACAGACTAGATCCGCTTCTGTAGGCTCACCGTATTCTGGGAAAGCTGGATCATAAGGATAGTAATTC